TACTTTTACTGGTAAAGTCCGGGTTTAATCAGAGGCTTTTCAGAGGTTTTGGGATGAATGCCGTTCAAAATGGACGATTTTATACAGAATCCGTTGGATTGTCCGCCGGACGGTCCTCGGACTGACCAAAACGGGAAACTTTTGAAAAACGCTCATATCATTGGTCACTTTCATTGTATTACCAGAACGGTAGATAAGAATGAAGATGTGAACCGGGCAAACAAAAAAGAACCAGCGGCTCGCCCTACAAAAGCACCGCTGGTTCCAATCTCTTGCCCGGAAACATCCAAAGAAGTTCCGTTTCTATGATTATATCATGTCAGCGGGCTTCTTTCAAGAACAAAGGAGTGAGTTGATAAGAGGAAACCTTCAGGGCTGCGGAAACGCGGCCTTTTTTGTTGCCATCGAAAGGGGAGAATGCCGTGGAAAATTTCGACAGGCAGTACCGGCTGTCGGCCGGAAAGGCCGGCTCTACAGGATTTGAGATTGGAAGCGGAAAGCGCCCGCTGCACGTTTCGTTTTCCGTCGAGAAAGCGGACACCAACAGCCAGAACACAGCGAAGGTGACCATCTGGAACCTGAATGATGAACACCTTGCAGAACTGAGTAAAAATGACTGCGTGGTCGTGCTCCATGCAGGGTATGGCAACACCCGTCCGCTCATCTTCACCGGCGTAGTCACATTTGCTACGACAAAAGCTGACGGAGCAGACAGGGCAACGGAGATCGAGCTGGTGGATAACCGCATTGAAGTCCGCGACACCTACGTTTCCGTAAGCTATGCCGGGGCTGTAAACTGCAAGACCCTGATACAGGACACCGCAGACCAGATGGGCGTGACGGTTTCTTTCTCCTACAACGCAGAGTTCAAGGACATCCCGAATGGCTACAGCTATGTTGGCCCGGCAAGAAATGTGCTGACGAAAGCCTGCGAAACCAGCGGATTGACGTGGAGCATCAACAACGGCGTCTTGCAGGTCAAAAAGCCGGGCGATACGATGAGCCGCGAGGTGTATGAGCTTTCGGCAGAAAAGGGCCTGCTGGGCCTCCCAGAGCGTGTCCAAATCTCCAATGAGGACAAGGGGTACAGCTACGGCTGGGACGTGGAGTACCTGATGAACGCCGCAATCGGACTGGACGATTATGTGTACCTGAACAGCAAGGTAGTCAAGGGCTATTTCCGGGTCTACTCGGTGCGGATTGAGGG